AACGTTTTGATCAGGTTGAACAACCCAGATTAATTCCTTAACAGGGTGGTTGAAGTTAAGCTTGATCTTGTTGGATGATGAACCGACTGATTCATCACCAGTGAATTGAAGCTGTGTGATAAGATATTCGTGTGGGTTTTGTGCCATTCTTCTACGTTCATCAGTATCAAGGAAGACATAATCGACGTAAAGTGAAGCAGCAACTAAGGATTGATTGTAAGCAATGGTGGCTGGAACTGGTCTACCAGGAGTGAATTGACCAGAAGGACCACTGTATGGATCAGTGTTACATGAAAGGGTTGTAACAGCCCATAGACATTCATCAATAGGACGGATATCAAGATTGATCTTGACTTCGTGGTATTGAAGAGCAATTAAAGGAAGTGCTAGACCTGGGTTGGTACAGAACCAGAATTGAAGTGGAACATATAGAGTAGTTTCTGGAAGAGCGTTTCTTGGAGCACAAACTTGACGTGGTGCTAATGAGTCACAAGGACCATCAACATCAGCGAATGAAGGATCAGTGATGAATGTTAATTGTGTAACATTACCAATCATTTTGAAATAACCTCTTTGTTGTTCAGCGGTCATTGTAAGTTGATTCCAGATGTGCATCCAGTCACCGTATTGACGGTCAATTCTTTGACCACCAATTTCGACTTCAACTTGAGCAATAAGTTGTTCACCAGGGAAATCTAACCAACGAGCATAGACACCTTGGCCTTGTCCAAGGACAAAAGCACCAAGACCCATAAGTTGGTTGATTTCAGGTAGTGTGACTTGAAGATAGGTACGGTAAGCTAAATCACCGTTTCTACTGATGATACATTGAACACGACGTCCAAAATCAGCTTGACCATTGAATGTTTGTTCAATTGATTCAATAGCAAAGTTAGTGTAACGTCTGTATGTTACTTTCCAGAAAGTAATTTGAGGGTTACCAGTAAGGTAAACATCCTGTGCGCCATAAGCGACTAGTTGCATTAATCCACCTCCCATTTTATACAATTGCTAAAGAAAAAAATTTTTTGAAATTTAATTTAATTTTTAATTACTTTTTATTTTATTTTTTTCAAAAAATTATATTGTTTCGCGAAAAATATTAAATCTAACCAAAGAATGTTATGATAACTGTATTGATATAGGAAAGATTTATTTGATTATTTGTTCGATAATCGATTTAATAAGTGGCGGAGGTACAGCATTACCGATTTGAACAATTTGTTCCTTACTACTTCCACATAGTATAAAATCGGGTGGAAAACCTTGTATTTGTTTCAGTTCATCCGGCGTCATCATTCTCAAAAAACAGCCAGATGGATTTTTTAAAGGAACAAACAGTCGCGGCTGATGATCATAACTACAAATAATTGTCTTTGATGGTTTACGAATATCTATTATTTCACAATGAATCGGACTATCTCTTTTTCCAAAAGAGAATAAATATTCATGTTGTTTATCATTATAAAAACGGTTAGATTCATCAGCATTTATTTTGCTTATCAAATATGGATGCCCTTCGTTATTATCTTTATAAACTGTTTGATCAGACATATTTGTCAGGATACATTCTTCTGGAATCTTATCAAACCATTCCGATGGTATTTTTACAGCGCCCTCCATATTATACTGAATAATCGTTTTCAAGTTTTTTTTTGGAGACGATGATGGATTTGGAAAACTAGGTATCCATCCATAATGATTTCCTTTTTTTATACCAAGAATGATCAAACGTTCTCGTTTTTGAGGTACATTGAATTCTTCAGTTTTAAATACTTGATATTTTACATCATATCCAATTTTCTCAAATTCGGAAACAATCACGTCAATATATAGTTCTTTTTTTGACGTTTTTCTTTTAAGTAATCCTTTTACATTTTCACCAATAATCATAGCAGGTTGTGTTAATTTAGCAACTCTCAAAAATTCCAAGAATAATGTATTACGCGGATCATCTTCCATCTTTTTACCAGCATTACTGAAACCTTGACAAGGAAAGCCGGCGAATAAAATATCTACAATTCCTTTGTATTTTTCAAAATACGAATCCCCAATTTTTGAAATATCATTTATATTTCCATGACATATCAATTCAGAATCATTGAAATTTGCGTCATGTGTTTTACAAAATACTTGTTTAAATTCATTATAAGCAATTACCTTACAACCACTTTGAGCGATACCCAATGTATCACCACCCATACCTGAAAATAAACTAATCGCTTTGTATTCGATTTTATTTTCTTGTTTGTTTGGCATTTTTGTTTTAGATTGGATTATATTGACTTCTATTATTTGTAAAATTCTAAATCAATTTTTATTTAATATCTATTCTAATATTCGTAATACACTGACCATATCCCCATCTTAATTTTGATTGAAATTCGCTACCGTCTTCACAAATAAATTTGAAATTGATATCACAGTTTTCTCTCGATTTTAATTGTTCAACTGTTTTAATTAATGGCATATTTATTTTTTTTGTCCAGTGAACATAGAATGATTCTGGATTATTAATATCTCCGTGAATCTGAAGCCAATAATCTTTACAACTAAGCGCCTCATCTGCTATTTTTTGTACTTCTTCAATTAATATTTTTAAATCATTTTCATCGGCAACAAATTCTTTATTGAATTTTTTTCTACATTGTGACAAATATTCACTTCCGTATCCTTTCTCTCTAAGTTCACAAACAAATGGAGTAGACGGTTTACCTTGTTTGAAAGCATCTTTTGACCAAATATCATAATTTGGTTTAGGTGCTACAATTTTTAAATACTGAATAATTTCATCGAGCATTATATTGTAAAAATAGCGCGCATATTTATTTCCAATGGAAAATTTGCTTCCCGTACCATTGTAAAATTGTACACCGTTTACCCATGGTTGTTTCTTGGTATCAATCGGTTTATGAAATTTGCTCCCTTTAAATTCTACTGTTTTTATATCGCAGTTATGATTATTTTCAAATTTAATTTGAAGATCATGATGAGTACTGCGATTCGCGCCAGATTGAACTGTTGAATTAAATACTGGATCATTAGGAAAAGATAGTGTAAAAGCGTCGCGAATTTTATTGCCTGAAGGAGTACAATTGTTGATATGTTCGTGTATCAAACCAATATTAATGGCTTCGTCTTTTGACTTTTTGTGAGAATCTTTCATGGTTAATAAGAATAAATAAATTTATGTAAAGAGAATATAAATTTATTTGAATCATTTTTTTTATATATTTCTATTATATTTGATTGCTAATTAGTCGTTTATTATTTTACTCATATCTAAGTTGGTCTTCATAAATTTCAATAAATAGGCCTCTTCTAATATTTCTTTCTTATTTTCATGTTTTTTTGTAAAAATATAAGAACTATTTTTCTTTTTAATACACCAACCTTCATCTAAAGCATTATAAATCAAATTCATTTTTTGAAATGTTATTGGATCTACTTTAATTTTTTTATTTTCTAAATAATCTTCAACATTAATTGTTAAATCCATTAGATATTCAATAGAAAAGTATTCACTATTTTTTCTTTATTATTTTATGAAATTAACAATTAAATAAAAAACAAGGTTTAAATTAAAACAGATTACAATGCCATCCTTTAAACCAAAAACAAATAAAAAAATTATTTATAATAAAAAAAATGCGGTAACACTTGATAATAAACACAAAGAATTTTTAAATGAATTTAACAAAGACGAGAGAGATAAAATACCAGAATTAGAAAATGAAAAAGTTGATTTAAAAGAAAAATTAAAACAAGATAACTTGAATATTGAAACAAAATTGGAAATTACTGATCGAATAAAAGAAATTAATGTTACAATCAAAGAATTGAAAAATAAAAAAAAGGAATATTTACTAGATAATTCTAAATATATTTTTGAATATTTTGAAAATAAAAAGGATATTTCAAATGGGGCTCAATCATCAAATAATAAAACAAAACTACTTAATTCATTTTTTAAAATTAAAGATGGTGAAGTGGAACAGAATATTCAACGAAACAAAAATAATAATATTGTAATGAAATATTTATCAAATATTGATGATATGTTTTTAGATATTAATTCGTTCGTATATCAAACTGATATTTGTCAATATTGTTACAAAGGAGAATTAGTTCCGTTGGAAGATGAAGGTATTCTTATGTGTAACATTTGCTCTAGGAATACACCTTATTTAATTGAAAATGAAAAACCTTCTTATAAAGAACCACCTAAAGAGGTTTGTTTTTATGCTTACAAAAGAATCAATCATTTCAAAGAGATATTAGCGCAATTTCAGGGGAAAGAAACGACGCAGATTCCTTTGGAGGTCATTGAAAATATTAAATTACAAATCAAGAAAGAGAGAATAGAGTTAAATCAAATTACAAATATAAAAACAAAGGAAATTTTGAAAAAACTGGGATACAATAAATATTATGAGCATATTCCTTTTATAAAAGATAAATTAGGTATTAAACCACCCGTTATGTCTAGCGATTTGGAAGAAACATTATGTAATTTATTTATTGAATTACAATCACCATATTCTAAATTTTGTCCAGATGATCGCGTAAATTTTTTGAATTACTATTATACCGCATATAAACTTTGTGAATTACTTGGCGAAGTAGAATATTTACAACATTTTCCAATGTTGAAAGACAAAGAAAAACGAATTGAACAGGATACTATTTGGAAAAAAATATGTCAAGAACTAGATTGGGAATTTATACCTACTATCTAATTTCACTTATCAACCTTTGAGAAAGGTTGAGCCAAATCAACGTTATCAACCTTTGAGAAAGGTTGAGCCAAATCAACGTTATCAACCTTTGAGAAAGGTTGAGCCAAATCAACGTTATCAACCTTTGAGAAAGGTTGAGCCAAATCAACGTTATCAACCTTTCCCAAAGGTTGAATAAGGAAACAACTTTAACAAATTAGTATTGAATATAGAAAAATTCGGATCATTACAATATGGATTACCACCATATCCACCTCCTCTTTTGTTTTTTGAAGATGTTCTTTTTTGTCTAGTACGTCGATTACGACGCGTCACATTGCTTCTTTTTTTCATTGTTTTTACTTTTCTTGGCATGATATAATATAACTATATAAATTATATTATATAAATTTGTATTGTATGTTGTATGTCTAAAATCCACCAGGGAATTTTACTAAATTAGCACCAATACCAAAACCTGCTCCCGAACGAGCTGTTACACCCATACTAGGAATATAAGTATCTAAAATACTGAATGTAGCTGCTGCTGTTAAAGCAATAAATACAATTTCTTCAATATTTAAGGAACGTTTAGGAATAGCGTAAGCAGCAATAGCAACCATCAAACCTTCAACCAAATATTTAATGATTCTTTTGACTAACTCTGCAATGTTAATTAAACCAGTCATTATAATAATTCAAAAGAAAAAAAATATATTATATGCGATAAAAAACTTAAAATTAAATATATAAATTAATTTAAAATGAGTAGAGTTTCTAAAGGTAAGAATGTTTCAAATAAATCTGGCTTTGAAAAAAAATTAGATAGCAATGGAAAAGAAAATCCTAAATATGTTGATCTTTTGGAAGAAGATAAGCCTATCGCTAATCAAAAGTTCGCATGCGTATCTTTTGTTTCTCCTGAAAAAATTATTAAACAAAAGGAGTTGTTTTTGTTTGAAGAATTCCTAAAGAAATGGGATTTCAACAAGTCTATGGAAAAATTTGTTCAGTTTTTGAATTTTATTTCATATAAATATAATTTGTCATTTGATGATATTACAAATGATTTTAAGGACTTTGTTAAAGATGAAAAGGAAGCTCTATCAAAATCATCATTGGATGATGAATACAAAACATTTTTAGATAACAACGAAGAAGAATTAGAGAAATTATTTGGTATTAACCATAATTTTCAGACAAGTACCCGGGGTTTAAAAATTCGAGGAGTATATCCAACGGTAGAAGAAGCCGAATTACGTTGTAAAATGTTAAGAGAAATTGACCCAAATCACGATGTTTACGTGGGTCCAGTTGGTTTATGGATGCCTTGGGACCCTGAACCATACAAGACTGGTCGCGTTGAATACATGGAAGAAGAATTGAATCAATTAATGCACGAAAAACAGAAAAATGAAACAAACGCAAAAATGAGTTTTGATCAACGTATCAAAGAAACAAAACAAAAAGCAATTGAAGAAAATATCAAAAAGGCTGAAAAGAGTGGTAACACCTTGACGCAAACAATCGATGATGAAGGCAACCTTATTGGTGTCAATACTACTAATACAAACGAGACGTTTTTCAAAGAAAAAGAAGACATCTCAGTTGCTGATATTCGTTCAGAATTATTTGAAGGTGAAAACATTGTTGTCGGAAAAACAGACAATGGTCAAAGTGAATTAGTGAGTGGACCATTTGCTGTGAAAAAATAAATTATATTTTATGTGAACCAATATAAAAATATTTAGATTATATAAAATAGTTACAATAATGCAAATTTTTATAAAAACACTTACAGGAAAAACAATAACTTTAGAAGTCGATCCATCGGATTCCATTGAAATTGTAAAGCAAAAAATTCAATCTAAAGAAGGTATACCTCCTGATCAACAAAGACTTATTTTCGCTGGTAAACAATTAGAAGATAATAGAACATTGAATGATTATAATATTCAAAAAGAATCAACTCTTCATTTAGTTCTTCGTTTAAGAGGCGGGGTTCTGTAAAATTCTTTCTTCAAAGCTTTGGCCATTCCAAATAATATTCTTATTGCTATTGAATAATAAATTCATGTTAATTATTTCGGGTTTATCCGCTTCTGATGTAAATATTTTCATTATTTGTTCATCATCTCGAAATCGCAGCGAGTAATTTTGCTGTATATTATTTCTACCTATTCGCCCCATAGCTTGGATTATTTTTTCCTGGGTTAAATTCATGCCTTTACTAATATACCCATGACAAAATTGATAGTTTGTCCCATAAATATAGTCACTTGAAGCAATAATCATATACAATTTCTGTTCGTCTGCTAATTTTTTCATAATTTCAGTGTATTTAATATTTTCGTGATTAATAAATACACCGATTCCCATCAATAATAATATTTTCCATGTGTCATCAATGCCATGTAATAATAATATTTCATTTACAATATTTTCTTTTATGTCACTTGTAAACGATTTTTTGGTGTCTAACCCTTCTGCCCATTTTTTAAAATGGTGTAATTTGTTCGGGACAAATGTTTCATTCAAAGATACATTTTTAATCATTTGTCTGTAACCTTCAATCTCTTTTATTAATCTAGATTTTTTACTCTTATTTTCATCTACATTATCTGTTTCTCTATTAAATTTTCTAACATTTTTTAGAGACTTACCTTTTATGCTTGAACTACCAGACCCAGACGAATCATTTTTGCTGCTTAATTTATTCTCTTCTTGTTCCTTTAAATATTCCAATTCTTTGTCTAATTCATCAATTTTACGATTCAAAATATTATTGTATTCTATTTTTTTCATTAATTCATCCATTAATATAGATGGTATATTTGCTTGTTGAATACAAAATTTTGCTACCTTTTCAATGTCATCGCAAATAAATATTGTAGGTCCATCTGTCAATGTGTAAGCATCCTTGGTTGATACGAAAATACCTGAACTACCTATCACTTGTTTATTATTAAGATAAGGGTCTGTAATAGTTCGAGAAAGCGGTTTGCTATTGGAAGATTCCACCGTTACACCTGGTCCAATACTCTTTATTCTTGAAATGTGTGAACTTGTAGTATTTTTAGTTTCATTTACAGTATTTACAGTATTTACAGTATTTACAGTATTTACAGTATTTACAGTATTTTCAATTAATTTAGGAGTTCTTTTTTGTATAAAATGATTGTATATTTGTTCCCATTTTGTATTGTCAATTTTCATTAATAATTCTACATAATATGTTTTAATGTTTTTCATATTAATATCATCAATTGTTTCGAAATAACGCTGTATTTTGTTTTTTTCATTGATCAAATTATTTTTATTTATATAAATAACAAAGTCGACAATCTCTTTTAAATCCAAATATCTCAATAATGTTAAATAGTCGTTACAGTGTCTTGCTATTTGTTTTGTCTTCTCACAATCATTCGTTAAATAATGAGGTAATTCAATGTAACCATTTTTATTAATAATAGGAATTGATTTTTTACAATCATTACTAATAATAGAATGAATTTCACTGTTTTTAAATTTACTCTTAAAATCAGCAATGGTTTCAGTTAATTCGTGAATCTTCGGTAAAGTTGCGGAAGATAAGATTACTGTAGGAACACTATTTTCACTCCAATTTTGTTTGATTATTGAATGAAAGTTGTGTTCTTTATAATCCAAAGTTATAGTGGGCTCATCCCAATAAACAATAATTTTATCATCATGATTGAATGCTTTCATATAGTACATTGCTGGTAAAAACGATTTGATATCACTTATAATAATCTCGACATTGACACCATTACTATTGTCTACTTTTTGTATACTACCACTCCTTTTATTGGTAGTATAGTCTTTAGCGGCAAAATAATGTAAACGAATGTCGTCGGCACTAGCGCAACCAAACGCAAAAGCTATTTTTTTATTAATAGAAATAGCAGATCTTGCTAGTGCTAGTCCAACGTGTCTCGCGGCACACACAAATATAACTCTATACTGTTCTGATAAACCAAGAGGAGTCAATGTTTTTCCTGTACCAGTCGGAGCCATATAGAGAATTAATTTAGAACACGGATTTTTACAAATGGTAAAAATCTCTTTTTGATGATCATATAAAATCATATCATTGTATTTCAATAAATCTGTATTTTTTTCTATTAATTCTACAGAATTTTCAATAAAATCAATCACATCTATTTTATCTCTGTATATTTCAATAATTTGATTACAAAAATTCAATACATGTCTATTTATAGAAGAAATATTGTTCTTTAATAATTTATATAACGTATAATAATTTAATACCTGAAGATTTTTATGATTTTTTTTTACACAGTTGAATAGATATTTATCTACGTAATCTAATAATACATATTCATATAAATTAATCGATTTTAAACTGTCTGTGTTATTTCGTTCCAATCTAATTTTATCAGCTGATTTAATATGAATATCACTATGAACATCTATTTTTATAGTATCATTTAAATTATAACAACTAGTTATCTTTTCTACAATTTCCCTCAAATATTTATTGTACAAATAGTCTTCCATTTTTGTAGAATATTCAATTTTTAAAAATGAAAATATCGAATTATTATTATTTACCCTTATATTTACATCATGAAATCCATTCATAATTAATTTAAGAACATCAATTTCATCATTTGAAACCGGGATTTCTATTGATTCCCATTCCGATTTTATTAATTTTCTTTGATTTAAATCCATTTTGTTTTAGTTATTTTATTTGTTTAGAATTGTTTAAATTTATCATTTTTTTTTAAAATTGAAATAGAATAAATACATATTTAAAATTATAATCAATTAAAATAAAATGTCGCAAATTATATCTGTTGAAGGAAATATTGGCTCAGGAAAATCAACACTTTTGGAAAATTTGAGAGAAAAATACAAGAACAATGATAATATAATATTTTTAAAAGAACCAGTAGATGAGTGGGAGGATATTAAAGACAACAATAATCATACCATGTTGGAAAAATTTTATAGTGATCAAAAAAAATATTCGTTTCCATTTCAAATGATGGCGTATATTTCACGGTTAGCATTATTAAAAAATACGATAAAACAAAATCCGGATAAAATTATTATTACCGAACGTAGTTTAAATACAGATAAAATGGTATTTGCAAAAATGCTTTTTGAATCTGGAAAGATTGAAGACGTTATGTATAAAATATATTTAAAATGGTTTGATTGTTTTGCTTCTGATTTTCCGATTAATAAAATTATTTATATTAAATCAGCACCAGAGGTTTGTTTTCATAGAATTCATGAAAGGTCGCGAGTAGGAGAATCCGAAATCCCATTGAGCTATTTAACCAGTTGTGATGAATATCATGAAAATATGATTTCTGATTCAGAACAGTCGTATCTGAGTGTTCAGATTTTAGAACTAGATGGAAATGTTGATATCAAGCAAAATGTAAAACAACTAGATTTATGGTTAGAAGAAATAAATAATTTTGTTTATTCAATGAAATAGTAAATATTCCGGATATACAAGATATACAAGATATACAAGATAAATTAAAAAATTGATATGTTATTTTTTATTTTTTATTTTTATATTTTCAATATTAAAGAGTAAACCGTAAAATGAAATTGATGAGTTTAGTAAATCTTATAAATCAAGCATTTCGATTTGTCATACAAACAAGTCAAGAGTATAACATTGATGAATCTCACGCACTTAAACATAGTTTGGAAGTGTTTAATTACGCGAATAATATTTATGAAGATGAAGTGAACAAGTTTCCGTATCTTAAAGATCAGAGAGAAATTATTAGTTTATCTGCGATTGTTCATGACATGTGTGATAAAAAATATCTAGATGAAAATAATGGTATAATAAATATAAAGAATCATATGACTGGATATTTACCAGATGATGAATTAGATGTTGTTTCAAAAATAATTCAAACAATGTCTTATTCAAAAGTAAAAGTAAATGGTTTTCCTGATTTGGGAGAATATCAACATGCTTATCATATTGTAAGGGAAGCGGATCTTTTAGCAGCATATGATTTAGATAGATGTATTATTTATAGAATGATGCGTCATAAATATAATTACACAGATTCATTGAATGAATCGAAAGATCTATTTGAAAATCGAATATTGAATTATCGGAGAGATAATTTATTTGTAACAAATTATTCCAAAAATAAATCTGCTTTGTTACATAAAAAAGCATTGATTGATTTAGAAAATTTAGACTCAATGCTTAAAATAATACATTGAATATTATACAATTTTTATGAATAAAAAAATTTTATAAAATACTAATATAGAAAACCAGCGTGTTATGAATATTTCAAATTTTCACAAAACGTCAGATTTACTTCCTATTTTAAACGCTGCTATTATTACCGATTTATTTGTAATTTATTTATTATTGTCAAAGAGAATACATACAACTACATTAAAAACGTGGTATGTAAAATTCCGATTTGGTGCTTTTATTGCTGATGTATTGAGTATTGTTATTGGAATCATTATTGCTCGCTTTATTTATAGTTATTTCAAATGGAAATGGTCTATTGG